TTATTTCACACTATTTTCACACACTGTCAAATTATTGTGCGACATTAAGCCCAACCGCCCAACCCAACTATACACTCATCTCGTACGTCAAACACGCCTTACAAGCGGAATGAAGGGCATGATATAATGAATTTATATTGTACCTTTCGGCTTCAGAATGGAGGTGGTGTTATGAGTAAGTGGTCGAAGATACTGCGTAGGAATAACGGTTGCAACAGGCATCATCTTCTCTTCCAGAGAAAACATTACAACAAAGGTGTTGCAAGAAAGCTCAGAAGTATTTTCATATACGATTTAGACATCGAGATTCACAAAGAGCTTCACGAATACTTGCATGATATTCCGCTTCCTTCAGGTAAAGAATTGAACGAGATATACAAAACATATCTTGCCCATAAGGAAATTATCGATAAGGCGGATATTCTTACAGTGTGTGAATGGCTTGCGACAGCTTGCAATGATTCTGCATGGAGAGCCTGTATGATGCGTCAATACAATTTTCTGAAGTCAAAAATGGACGGCATGTGAGCCGTCCATTTTGCAAGGGAAGTTTTTATTTTGCGAAATTAAAGAGGTATATTGTGAGGTAAAACGAAGATAAACCTCACATCTTCATAATATCATAAATTCAAACATTTATTCAATGCAGGCATAAAACGATTCTTGATGCTTTGATTTTCAAAGAATAACTGTCCAATCTTATAGAATTCAGTAATAATCCGCATCTCATAACTTGACCTGCTCTGCTTGAATATCGTGTTTTCGTTATGAGCTGAAACATCAAGCGCAACCTTGCAGGGATTGCTTGGGTCATAATCTTTACTAATAAATAACGCTCCCTCTCTGTAATCTCGCCAAACTCCGAACTGCCCTTCATTCGTAACAATAACAGCGAAATTCTTCGCATGCTGTGTCCTCTTGCCGATGAAGCTTTTGCTATCTCTAAGAAATTCATTGTCTATTGCGTAACGTCCATAATCAGTGTCAGCAATCAGCTTTCCGAATCGACTTTCCTTCTTCGCCTTGCGATAAGCTTCATTCTTCACATAATTCACAACAATCAATCCGTCTTTGAAAGTAGCAAATTCTGAATTATATGGAAGATGAATATCGAAGAAATTCCAATATGGATTCACTGTGCTTACGGCATTGCCCAACAAAAACACACGAATATCTCGCATGCGTGCCACTGTTTCGACAACATCAAGGAATTGCACAACTTCATTTTGCAGGTAGTGATAGCATCCCTTGTCGATGATAAACTCATCAAAGATAATCGTCTTCACTTTCGTAAAACTAGCAGACTTCAAAATATTGGCTGTACTCATTGGGATAGCGTATCCAATTACTTCGCCGTTACACTCGAAGCTTGTAATCTTATTCTTGCTAGTCTTTACCTTAAAAGCAACATCTTCAAACAATCCATTGTCCTGCAATTGAGCGAAGAATCCCTGCATGGCAATATCAAGCTCTGTCTTGTATCTCCTAAGATATACGAACTGATTGCCATTCTTCAAGAAATCATTTACAACAAACTTCTTCGCTCCGAAGGTTTTGCCAACACCACGCTCACCTATCACGAAATTAAGAAGTCCATTGTAACTGACTAATTTGCCAAAGTCGTAATACATAAATAATTCCATAACAGGCGCTCCAATGTTGCCGTAAACAACAATACAGAGCGCCTAAAGCTTGCAAGATTATCAACGAATCCATTGCACGAAGTCACTCGACAAGCTCGGCAGATGATTCTTCACCATTGACTGACTGCCGACACTTACAAATGGTTTAATTCGTTGCATCCTACATTCATATTATAACATCAAGCTTTGATATATACGAAGTTTACGCCATAAGTGCCTGCAGGTAGAGCATCTCTCGTCTTGATAATACCGTTTTCATAGTAAACTCTATATGTCTTATTTGCATTACTTCCATCTGTTATAGACAACCAAAGAAAGTTGTTCGGATTTCTTGTCGGCATTCCAGAAAGTAAAACACCATACGCATTGATGCTCGCTCTTGTCGTAATATCCATATTTACAATAATTAAATCTCCATAGCTCATTATCTTACCACCTGTGTCAATGCTGACACTAGTGCCAGTGGTTACTGATGAAGTTAAATCGGTCAATGATGGCAAGCTCGAAGATGTAATGAAACCGCTGTCATTCGTAAGCTCGCTAGTTTTAGTCGGCACTGTTATTGATTCAGTGGTAGTGCCATTTTCGTCAGTGATTGAAATTGTGGTGACTCCACCAGATTGCGTGACGGAAGCGGAAGGAGAGAATCCTGCTTCACCAGTATCACCTTTTGGACCTTGTGGACCAGTCAATCCAGTATCTCCCTTTGGACCTTGAGGTCCAGTATCACCAGTATCACCTTTTGGACCTTGTGGACCAGTCAATCCAGTATCTCCCTTTGGACCTTGAGGTCCAGTATCACCAGTATCACCTTTTGGACCTTGAGGCCCAGTATCACCAGTATCGCCTTTTGGACCTTGCGGACCAGTAGCACCAGTATCGCCTTTCGGTCCTTGTGGTCCAGTATCTCCAGTATCACCTTTTGGACCTTGAGGACCAGTCAATCCAGTATCTCCTTTCGGTCCTTGTGGTCCAGTATCTCCCTGCTCTCCTTTAGGTCCTCGCTCACCTCTCGCTCCGTTGAATGCCTTTGCTGTAGTCGTTCCATTCACATCAGTGATTGTGATTTTCGCCCCATTCGCTTCTTGTGTGACTTTGGCGATTGGGCTGAATCCATCAACGCCACGAATCACGCTACGCTCTGCGCTCACTCCAACATCAACGCTTGAGTCATCTGATATATCAACCTGAACAACAGAATTCTGGCTTACATTGATTTCGGTTTCGTTCAGATTGTTATCCATGTAGCCTCCTGTGTCAGTTCGAACTTGCCTTTTGCTATAGTCGTGACCGCTCCGCTTTCTGTGACTTGCAAATCAAAGACATAGATGCCATACGGCAAGCTCTCCGTGTCAGCGTTTTCAATCGTGAATCGCCATACACCATTGCTGTCCATTGCCATCTGCTTGATGCTCTTTTGGATAAGAACCTTTGGTGTATTGAACGTACTTTTAACTGTGAAAAATATTGCTTCAGGGCGTGTCTTTATTGCCTGCCCTTCAGTGTCTTTCCTTTGGAATGTATATGACACTGTATCGCCTCGAGTTTGTTTGAGTGTATTCATGAATCCTCCTGATGAAATTATAGCATGGACGAGGTGAATAAATTATTTATACAGCTAATGTTTATCTGTAAAATGATGTAATAATTACAACAAAAAATCCGCATCCGTGTGTATTTAAAGGTAGAAGTGTATTAATTCTATTAAATGGATACGGAAGGAGGGCTGAACAAGAATAACGCTAATTCAGGACGGTTAGTTTATACTGCCCTCCATCACTATTTTACCACTTCCCCGACCACTTCCCCGATGATTTTACGGAAGGGGTACTCAGGGGAGTGCTTACCCCTGTTATTAGGGTATATATCGCTAGGGCAGGGAAGTGAAGCCAACAGGGGTGGCACTTAAATCATTGTTATAGCAGGGAAGTGCTATATATGTTACAATATAGATGCCTATTGGCATTAACTCCCCACTCCATCGAGATGTATCCTTTCATCTTTCCTCGATGGAGTTTTTTGATACTTTTGCACATGAGTTTTCAACATGTGGAAAAGAAAATCCTTGAAATGATTTATGTCCCCATTTACAATAAAAATAGATTTAAATGAAAGGATACAACTAAAGGCTTTGACTAAAAGATTTTACGCACAATTAACAAACTAAATGAGGAAACACATAATGGAAAATGAACTAATTCTAAAACACGTCAAAGTAATCTTCGCCGAACTTGAAGACAAGAAAGGCTTCGGCACTAGCATCACGATTGATGCCACTGACCCCGAAACACAGAAGACTATTGCTGATTGGGTAAAGGCTAACAATATCAACGGCGGTGTTGCGAAGTTCAAGGATTACACAAATAAGGACGGTGAAACCACTAAGCAATACAACTTCAAGATTTCGCAATATACCGAGTTTTCAGGACTCGACACTAAAGAGCTTGGCTTTGGTGCTTTGATTAATCTTGTAGCTCGCCCATACAGCTACGACAACCAATTTGGCAAAGGTACTTCGGCAAGCCTTTCCGCTGTGTTCGTAGTTGAGCCAAAAGTCCATACTGTCATGGATAAAATCGCAGAGTAATAAATTGGGCAGGGTTATTCCCTGCCCTTTCATAAACATTTTTCAAAACTTTAGAAGAGAGGTATCTAATGAAAAAATTAAGTCCGGAAATGAGTGCGGAATTGCGAAGAGCAGTCAAAGCATTCAACAGGAAAATTAGAAGACTAGAAGCAAAAGGCGTGACAGCATCATTGCTTCCCGAAAAGGCTTCAGCTAAGGCTTTGAAGAATGCTTATAAGGACAGCGAGTCGTTGAGGCAAAGGCTAGACATGATGGCTTCGTTCTCGTCAAAAGGAGCGACAAGAAGGAATCGGCAAGGCGTTGTCGGAACGGATGCGATGTTTGAATACCGTAAGAAGGAAAACGCAGAGGGCATCAAGATTTACCGACAACAGCTTGAGCAAGCTTCACACCAGAAGACACGCTATAAGAGCCGTCTTCGTGAATACAAGCGGAATTTGCAATCGAAAATCAAATATCTTGGCAAGGATGTAGAGAAAATCGATGCAAGGACGATGATGCGCCAATACCAGAATAATATGACGAATGAACGTCTGTTCCTGAAGAATAAGACATATCGGAATAACTTCATGGATAAGCTTGATGAATATGCAGAAATTGGAGAAATTAATCCAAAGAAGCTCAAGTTGCTTAAAAGCAAGCTCGGTCAGATTCCTGTTGATGATTTTTATCGCATTACAACTAGCAATCCAGAATTCGAGAATATCAAGAATTATATGCTCGATAGTCCTTCAATCAAGAAAGGCAAGATGACACGTCCTAAGTACGAGAAAGAAGATATCCAGACCGAGATTGATGACCTATTACTAAGTATTGATGATATAATAGCGAACTCGCTTTAATATGAAACATTTCAGTTGTGACTTCGAAACCACAACGGATTTGACAGATTGCCGTGTGTGGGCTTATGCATGCTGTGAAGTTGGAAACTCCGACAATTTTTTCTATGGTAACAACCTAGACTCATTTATGGATTGGTGCGCTAACCCTAAAGAGAATGTGACCTGTTATTTTCACAACTTGAAATTCGATGGAGCGTTTATTGTTGACTGGCTTCTCAAGAATGATTTTGAGTACATTGAAGACAAGAAGGAGCGGAAGGATAACACCTTCAACACCCTTATTACAGATATGGGGCAATGGTACAAAATCGAAATCTGGTTCAAAGTGAAGGGGCATAAGGTCAATAAGGTGACCATTCTTGATTCTCTCAAGATTTTGAACTTCTCTGTCGATTTCATTGCTTCAAAGAAGGGATTCAACCTTCCGCAACAAAAGCTCGAAATAGATTACAAAGCGAAGCGAGAAATTGGGCATGAGCTTACACCTGAAGAGGTAGCATATATTCATAATGACGTGTGGATTATGGCGGAAGCTCTGGATATTATGTTCAATCAGAATCTAAAGAAGATGACCATTGCCAGCGATGCGCTTAATAATTTCAAGGAGATGTGTCCTAATTTCAAGAAGCTATTCCCTGCACTGCCGTATAATGTTGATGACGATATGCGCCTCTCATACAAAGGTGGATTTACTTATGTTTCGGATAAATACGCAGGAAAAGAAGTTGAATATGGTGTCACCTTGGATGTAAATAGTCTTTATCCATCGAGGATGCTTCTTGAGTATTTACCTGTAGGATTGCCAGAGCCATTTCAAGGCAAGTACAAGGAGAATAGAACATTTCCTCTTTACATGCAGAGGCTAGATTGTATCTTTGAACTTAAAACTGACAAGATTCCGTCCATCCAGATTAAGCATCACTTGAGCTTCCGTGAAAATGAATATCTGAAGTCAAGCAATGGTGAAATCGTGTCGCTGATGCTTACTAATCCTGACCTCGAACTATTCTTCGAGCAGTATGATGTCGAAGTAGTGAATTGGTGTGGTGGTTACATGTTCAGACAACAGAAAGGGATTTTTGATGATTATATCCATCACTGGATGGATTCAAAGATTCAAGCGAAAAAGGACGGAAATCAGGCTCTGTATTTAGTGTCAAAATTGATGCTCAACTCTCTATATGGAAAATTTGGTGCAGGACTCCGAGGAAAGAAAAAGAAACCTGTGCTAATTGGAAACGATGTACATTATCTAACAGGCGAAGAAGAAAAGAAGGAGGGTGTGTATTTGCCAGTTGCAAGCTTTATCACAGCGTATGCGAGGAAATACACAATCGAAACATCACAGATGATTCGAGAATGGAGTGAAAAGAATAAGGGGTTCGATGCCTATTGCTACAGTGACACGGATTCCATTAAGGCACTCCTTACAAAAGAAGATTTAGAAAAATTGTGCGACATTATAAAAATCGATGATTATGAGATTGGAGCATGGGCGCATGAAGAAACTTGGCGGAGAGCGAAATTCATTCGCCAAAAGTGTTACATCGAAGAAGACGAAGACGGTGAGATTCATGCCACTATCGCTGGCTTCCCTAAGAAGCTGGGTCACTTGGTCAACTTCGACAACTTCAAAATTGGATTCTCAACTGCCAACTTCAGTGATGAGGAGATAGGAAAAGCAGGTCGAAAGCTCCGTTATAAGAGAGTGGACGGAGGTGTTGTATTAGTTGATACAGATTTCACATTAAAATAGAAAAAAGTGCTTGACTTTATTTTTAAGCTTATATATAATGAAAACATAAGAACTAAAAAGAAAGGATACAAAATGAAGTTCTACACTATCACACTAAACGAAAGTGAATATCAGACGGTTATTCGAGGGATACATATGCAATATCTCAAATATGGTGGAGATATTGAAGATGATGAAGTATATAACTATAACAGCGAGCTTGATGAGTTGCTTCATAACATTAAGAAACAGAATGAGGAGCAGTAATGAAGCTACGCAATAAAAAGACAGGGGATGCTGTATATGTTGATTTTCAAATACCCCTAAGCAATAATAACGAAGTTTTAGGATTTTACAGCGTTACGAGCTTAAAAGAACTTAACGAAAGCTTCGAAGATTACAGACCAAAAGAGCCACTTATCAAGGACGAGAAAATCCGCAAGGCAGTTAGAGCGTGGGCTGAGGTGGACGGAATTGTTGCTGTTGAAATTGTTAGTAAATATCAGTTAATTAGCTTGGACGAACAGTGTTCAATAGAATTTTTTGCTGAAATATATCCTGAGTATGCGCATAATGAAGAGCACACCATCGCCGAACTCTGTGGAGAGGAGGAAGAATGAAAATATTTAAGGTTTTAATTTATAATAAGTACGATGAAATAAGAGCATTTTGGTTTTGGTTAGCAGTCATCAGCTTGCCTTGTCTATTGTTTATTTTATTATTTAATTTTTGGGTATGGAGTACTACAGGCAATTTTGAATACCAGGACTTTAGTGATAATTATGGATATGCCGTTCAATGTTATGAAACAAGAGGTCAGTTGATATGTATAACATCTGACAATAACAAAATTGCTGTAAAGAGCTATAGAAGATTAGAAAAATGAAAATATTCTCACATGAATCCCCAGAATATACGAACACTAAGCCAAACGGTGCGCTTGAGTATTCAAAAGAGATTGTGAAATATTTCATTCCGAATATCAAAACAGATAGAAATTGGGTCACGATAAATCTTGCAGGATATTGCTATGACCATTCAATCGTATTCATACATAACAATCTCACCCCAGAGCTGTATGATTGGCTCAAGGATTTTGATGATTTGATTCTGGTCTGTTCGCAACCAGAAACGATGGAGAAGGTAAAAGAATATGGTCATCCGATATACCTTCCGCTATCCGTAGACGTGAAAGAAGTTGAAAAATACAAAACAAAGAAGACAAAAGCAAGAGCTTACTCAGGTCGTAAGGACAAATATGCATCTCGAAACGCTAGAAACTGTGACCGTCTTGAAGATTTACCAAGAGAAGAATTACTCGCACGCATGGCAGAGTATTACAGTGTCTATGCTGTGGGAAGGACTGCTATTGAAGCAAAGATATTGGGTTGTCGTATTGCACCATATGACCCTCGCTATCCAGATATTAACAGGTGGCAGATTTTGGACTCGATGGATGCAGTCAAAATATTACAAGAAGAATTAGACAAAGCAGAAAGGAAAATAATGGCAGGAAATAGAGCAGGAGGCATAAAAGCATCATTGAAAAACAAACAGCTTCATGGGGAGGATTTCTATCAACGAATTGGTCGCATGGGAGGAAAAAATGGTCATACAGGAGGTTTTGCATCTAATCCAGAGCTGGCAAGGGAAGCTGGAAGAAAAGGCGGAAAGAAGAGCCGTAGGGGTAAAAGTAAGAAAAACAGCAAAGAAGCTAGGTTACAAGAAAATGAAGAAAAACGATAGAATCCAAAAGCTTGAGGGTGATTTAGACAAAACTATCAGCCTCGTAATTGTTGGGTACATTATCGACTTCTTATTAATATTATTTCTAATTTTGAAAGGGTAACATGCTATTAAATCTCTCAATTAAAGAAGTGAAGCTAATTCGTCAAGCCATCGAGGCATTTGCAACAGAAAGCTTCTGGGATGAAGCAGAGGATTATGCTCCAATTCTTGAGAAACTAGATAAGGAGATAGATTATTATGATATTGCAACACAAGAAGACTAAACGACTATATAACTTTATCGGAATGGAGTCAGACGGCATCAATGCAACGCTGAATCTGGAACTCTGGTATCGAGATAAGAATAAGAAAATCAAGCATGCAAGACGTAAATTCACATACTCATCATTTGACTCCATCAAAGAGCTTCTGAACGGATTCGATGAACTTGCAGGACTCTCCATCAATGAGGCGAATTTTGAAGTGTATGAGCATGAATCGGAGAAGTTCAAAATCTGATACAATTGAAGCATGAAGGAAATATTCTGCTCGATTGTCAGCTGGTTCACATGCTTAATAGTTTATTTGCTAGGCGGTTGGGATGTTGCGCTTCAGTGCCTAGTCATTGCCATCGCCTTAGATTACATCAGTGGTTTGATTAAAGCTTACACACTCAAGACTTTATCTTCAAAGATAGGGCTTCGAGGTTTAATCAAGAAAATAGGACTCCTAATCATTGTAATGATAGGAGTTCTTGTCGATAGAGTAACAGGAAACAGTGGAGCGGTTCGCACACTTGTCATCTATTACTTTGTCGCAAATGAGGGCTTAAGCATCCTTGAAAATCTAGGTCAAGCAGGCGTGCCAATTCCAAATGTCATCAAGAAAGCTCTTAAAGCATTAAAGAACACGGAGGATATTAAATGAGTTGGAAACAGGTCAAAAATTTCAATTTATCGAAGATGGGTACTCGCAAGGGTTGGTGTCTAATGAATGCCAGACGTGGCTTCGGAATATCAACAGGCAAGTTCGCATCGGCAAAGGCGGACATGGAAAGTCAACGCAAGAACGGCACGCTTCATCAGGGCAATCCACCTGCTGGCATTAGCGTTCCTGTATATCTTGATACTTCAAGTCCTTATGAGCATGTTGTGGTCTGCTCGAATGGAAATTATTACTCTGATGGTGTTTTGATTAATAAGCCCAGAGCATCCTTCGGATGGGGTGAGCTTTGTGATGGGGTTCGAGTTGTGCAATGGGTTGGTGATACTCGAAAAAGCGTTGAAGAAATTGCAAAAGAAGTCATTGCAGGCAAATGGGGCAATGGTTCAGCAAGACAGAAGAATCTTACAAAAGCAGGTTACGATTTCCACACTGTGCAAAACTATGTGAATAAGTTACTAACTCCGAAAAAGAAATCCGTCAACCAGATAGCAAAAGAAGTGATTCAGGGCAAATGGGGCAACGGATATGCTCGCAAGAAAGCTCTTGAAAAAGCTGGGTATAATTACAACGAAGTGCAGTCCGCTGTAAATAGGATGATGTAATGTTAGCAAATCAGACTCTGGTAGCTTCTGATGGGTACGAAGTCGCACTCTTTCCGATGCCGTATTTGTATATGACTCAAGATGAAGGAGGTGACTATTCGCACTTAGGCACTTATAACATTGACTTTATTGGATATGGTTCGAGTGGCGTGATTTACCGTGCGCCACTCTATGCCCCTTGTACGATGAAGGTCATCAGCTATTCTAGTTCATACACAGGAGGGAATGCTGTTATCTTCGAGTCAGTGAACAAAGTGCATCTTGCCAATGGTGAACTCGATTACATGACAATCATGTTCATGCACGATAATGCCCCACCTTATACCACTATCGGAACGGTTGTGCATCAAGGTCAACTTTGTTATAGGACTGGCACTTATGGTCAAGTTACTGGTGACCATGTTCACTCTTGCGTAGGTCAGGGTCGAGGTGGATACTTCGTTCAGAGGGGTTCAGGGAACTGGGATTTATCCAACAGGATTCATTACTGGGATGGCGTGTTTGTGAATGATACAAATATCGTGATGGGATATAATCATGACTGGCTTGAGTGGAATGGCGAGCCTTATGTTGTAGATGAAAGCAAGAAGAAACACAAATTCCCTTGGGTAATTGCTCGACATCATTGGAAAAATTTCCAAATTGGTGATGTGCTATAATTAAGTTATGACTGACGAAGAATTGATTAAGATAACTGATTCAATGCAAGAGAAGCTTGGCGAAAGTGCAGGCGTTATTGCGGATGACATCGGGTTATTAATAACTGGCAATGCCAACACGCAAAAAGCCCTTGTAGCAAAGGACGAAGAAATTAAACGGTTAACATCCACCAATGAAAAGTTGGTTCTTGCGAATGGTAATCTGTTGAAGCAGATTCCTGTTGAAAAGTCTTTGCCTAGCAAGGAAGCGGAAGTCGAACAGCCCACTAGCATCTCGCTGAAAGATGCTTTTGATGCTCGTGGCAATTTTAGAAGATAATAAGGAGATAAACATGTCCGCAAGTACAGGGCTTATTACCGCTCTCAACAAAATGCGTGAAATGTCAGTGAAGGAAGGGTCAATCTACCACCAATATGTCCCTACCATCACGGAAGACACTGACATTTCGAAGTTTGGTGAAGTGATTTTGGATTCCAATCTCACCCCAGTGTATAACGAATTCTTCCATCTCTTGAAGCGCATCGCTTTCTTCGCAATCGAGAACAAGCGTTTTAATAGTCCTCTTTCTTTCTTAGAGGGTGATAACATGCCTCTCGGTTTCGCAGGGCAGAATGTTCATGTGAACAAAGCAGTCGGCAGAAATTTCAATGTCATGGACTTCGCTGGCTTGCTCGAGCGCTATGAGGCGGAGTACATGGTTGAATACCTCAACGTAAATGTTGACCGCCAATATCCTGTCACGATTACTCGAGCTAAGGTAAAAAGCGCATTTACTTCTTGGGGTGACCTCGAAGCTTTCATTGAAGGCATCATTAACAGCTTGTACAATGGTGCAGAGATTGACATGTACAATTACACCAAAGGACTCGTCACGAGTGCTTACTATGGTGGTCGTATTGTCACAGAAGTAATAGAAGCTCCAACAACTGAAGCCAAAAGCAAAGCCTTTATCAAGACTCTTCGCAAACTTAATCGTAAATTCCAACTCCCATCCAGCGATTACAACGCATGGAAGCAGGTCAATGGTGATGAAGCTAAAGCTGTCACGACTTGGTCTCGCCCAGAAGACATCGGTCTAATTATTACCGCTGATGTTGAAGCAGAATTGACAGTCGATGTATATGCCTATGCTTTCAATCTTTCAAAGGTTCAGGCAGAGGATTTCATCGCTAACAGGGTTGTTGTTGTCGATAACTTCGATGTATATAATGATGACGGAACTCTCAACAAATCTGGTGAAGCCATTCAAGCTGTTATCTTTGACCGTTCATTCTTCAAGATTAAGACTCAAGATAACGAGATGGATGAGTTCTATAATCCAAATAACAGGACGTGGCAAATGTATTACAATATAACAAAATTAATGAATACATCTCTATTTGCCAACGCCGTGGCTCTAGTCACTGAAAAAGCTCCATCTGGCTCTGGTGATGAATCCGCTTAATTAAATCACTAGCAAAAGGCTCTGACATTATGTCAGGGCTTTTTTGCTATAATAAAGTTATGGCAGTGACACCAAATACAGATGTTTATCTCTTGAAATGCCCTCTCGAACTCGATGAGGCTAATCAGATAAATTTCGCAAGTGCTACGGCACAATTCAATTATTTTTATTCTTTGCCAAAGATAGAGGCAGAGGGTTTCACATATCAGCGAAAAGATTCAATCATGCGCTTTCCTGCCCATATCGATTCATTACTTGAATACACTTATGTAATGTATCGAAACACGGCTTATGGAAATAAATGGTTCTATGCTTACATCACTGATATGCAATATATCAACGATAATATGACCGCCATAACTATCAAAACAGATAGCTGGCAAACATGGGGCTTCGATGTAACACTGAAGAAGAGTTTCGTTGAACGTGAACATGTGGCGGATGACACTTTTGGTATTCATACCGTACCAGAGGGTGTTGATACAGGCGAATATGTATGTAATGGCAATCCAACCAAGTACCTCTTCGCAAAATCAGGTGATGCAGATTTGACACCAGTGGTACTATTTCAAGTAACAAAGACAACTCTAAAAGCACAGGGAATGAGCGACTATACATTCCCCTCGGCAACTCTTGGGGTACATAACGGCATTCCACAAGGTTGTGCATGTTTCGGAGTCAGGCTCAATGCCTCGAATGTTGGTAGAATCCATTCTGTATGCGGAATCTATGACTCCTATGGTGCGGGAGATGCAATTGTAGCAATCTCGCTCGTGCCGTTCATGACGGCAGGAAACTGGACAAGCCGTGACGATTCACAAGGAAATTCATTCTTAGTACCCACAGACAACTGGTCAGCAGGAGTTGCAGTTGATGACCATTTGACAAGAAATACCACTCTGGATGGATATGCACCAAAGAACAACAAAATGCTGACAGGTGAGTTCAATTATGTGTATCTAAGCAATAATGCAGGTGGTGATATAACATACAATTGGGAAAACTTCACAGGAAACACACTAGATTACAGGGTTGTCTATGCGATGGAGCAAGGTGGAAGTGTCAAGATTTACCCAACCAATAGCAAGAAATCTGGACAAGGTGCAAGCCTTAGTGATGGATGGAATGAAGGATTGATGGGTTCAAAGCTCCCCTGTCTTTCGTGGAGTTCCGATTATTACTTGAACTGGAAAGCCGTCAACGGAAACAATGTGCTTGTACAGTCAGGAATAGAAGCCACTAGCTTCGCCTTGAATAACTTGAATGGATTGAATACCGTTTTCAGTATGTTGGACTTTGCATCAAGTGTCGCAAGCACGATGCAGACAGTTAAGCAAGCACAAATGACACCTCCACAAGCTAAAGGCAATATTGGTGCAGGTGACATCGGATTTTCGAACTTTGAAGCAGGATTCACGTTCCGCTTCATGAGCGTCAAAGCTGAATATGCCAGACGCATTGATGATTTTCTTTCGGCTTTTGGGTATAAGGTGAACACCTTCAAACTTCCGCAATTCACGTCAAGAAGTAATTGGAACTATATCAAGACGAAAGGAATTGCCATTGAAGGTAGAATCCCTCAAGCAAATCTGCAGGAAATTAAAGACCTCTTTAATAACGGCGTGACCATGTGGCATAATCCTGCAACTTTCCTTGATTACTCACAAAGCAATAATATCGTATAATAGGAATAAGAAATGGCTAGAAGAAATAGACCAGTGAAAGCACGAACAGACTTGAGAGATGCTGTTCTTGTGAATAACGCAACTTATACCGATTATCTCGAGCGTTTCAAGAAGATTGCAATGTCAATCTTCGAATGGGTCAACTTGCCTGATTCGATGGATGCTCGATATATCGAGAAATGCCTTTACTATTTAGGCACGGCTGGACTCCTTCATACAGAGGAATACGGCTTTATCAATACCAAAGCGACTAGTGCAGGAGATTTTAATATTTATGGACTGCCCACTGCGATTCAGTGCTATTCGTATTCATTCAACGAACAGCGAAGATTATATTCTGGACTTACTGGAATCAATAACGACATCAACAGCGAAGCGATTCTGGTGATGAACAACTGGGAGAGAATCCCAACCGCTTCAACAATTGAATTGTTCGCTCTAAGACTTTATGAAGCAGAGCGTGCATGTGACGTAAATATCAAAGCGCAAAAGACCCCTGTCCTGCTCTTGATTGATGAGAATCAGCGATTCACGATGAAGAATCTCTATGAGCAGTACGATGGAAATACCCCTGTAATCTTTGGTGATAAGAACCAATTGAGTCTTGATACAATTAAGGCGGTGAAAACAGATGCTCCTTTTGTTGCGAACGATATCATGGAGTATAAGAAGGAAATCTGGAACGAAGCATTGACCTTCTTGGGCGTGAATAACTTATCGGAGAAGCGTGAAAGGCTCATATCGGACGAAACTAATACAAACAATGAGCTGATTAATTTGAATCTTATGAGTTACCTCGCGCCACGCAAGCTTGCTTGTAAACAGTTCAATGAGAAGTATGGCATGAATATTGATGTGAAAGTCCGCTCTGACCTTGATAACATTATCAAGCGCAGTGCTTCGGTTGTAATGGATGAGTACGCTGATAAGATAATTGAGCAAGAAACACTCAAAGAAGCTGGATTGGAGGGTGAAGATGAGTAAATACACAACTGAACTTCGTAGGATAATTGAAGACAGAGGTGAAGAAGAAGTCCGCTCATGGTTCATGCAGTATGAATTGACTGATTATCTGACACAGGATGAGATTAATCTTATCATGGAGCGTGGCACATGGAATAAAGAGAAACTCGCTCAAAAGATAATTGACCACTATTACATGCGAGAAATTGGCTTCGAAACTGTTGGACTTTTCAAACATCAAGTCAAAGTGGCAATGCAGGAGATTATGGAGGAAAAATTACCTCTGATTTACTCTGCTTCGATTCAATATGACCCACTCGTGAACGTTGATTTCGTTGAGGAATACACAGGTCAGAATGCAGGCAATTCGACAAGCAATAGCAACGGATTGACAGTCGCTTCTGATACTCCTCAAGGTGAAATCAGAAAGAGTGAATTATTAGCAGGCAAGTACGCATCAAGTACAAGCGCAACTGACATGGACGATACGACAGCCACCACAGGCTCTGAAAGTTACACAAAGAGGACAAAAGGAAACTCTGGTGTATCCGCTACAGCGCAAAAGATGGTTCAGCAGTATCGTGACAATATAATAATGATAGATAGAGATATAATCCGTGATTTATCATCTCTATTTATGAGTATTTACTAAGAAAGGAAAAGAAATGGCTATAGAAAAAAGCTCAAATGTCCCACCATTCGTAAGCTATTGTGCGACATTGATTCCGACAGTCTTTGATAACTCTTTGAGCTATTACGAAGCACTATCGGCTCTTGCGAAATGGCTTCAAGATAACGTGGTTGATGTCATCAACAACAATGCGACTGTCACAAAAGAGTATGCAAAACTTGTCGAAGAGTTACAGAAATATGTTGAGAATTACTTCGATAATCTTGATGTACAAGACGAAATCAACGCAAAACTTGATGAAATGACCGCCGATGGCACGCTTGAAGAGATTATCGGTCACTATATCACCAATGATTTTGTAACTAAGACCACTTATGCAACTGCAGAGGTTGGCGGTGCTGTAAAGGTTGGCGAAACCCTAGAAATTAGCGCAGATGGTGTGCTTGATGTTGCCGAAAGCGTTGATTATATTCCAATGGAGGTCAAGACAGTACGTTATCAAGGTACAGGTGGATATACGACAATTCATTATGCTAAGATTCAAGCAGGCAATAAGCCAAAATTAACTCTCGCTAATGATACAGTCAATACTGTTCAGCTAGGCGGTGACAATGCTCTAGCGAACAAATCCACTCTAAGTGTGAATGCAGGTCGCTTCAATGTAGAAACATCTGCAACCGCTGGCGTGATTATTGTAGATGGCGAGATTAAGAAACAAAACGACTCTACAGTATCTGGCAATGAAATCCTTTACATGACTGAAGATGGCATTCTTCACAGTGTAACTTATACCACAACGGCGAATCAGCTTCTGGCACTAGGTGCTGTGTGGGCTGTTGAAGGATGGTATCCATTCATTAAAGATGGTGTGGATTTGACTGGTCAACGTGACCCTAGCGATTATCAACCACGAAGTATTATTGCTCAGGATGCCGAAGGTAACTATCTAGTATTTGTAACAGGTGGACGCTCATATTCTGAAGCAGGTGTGAGCGCAGTTGACTGTAGAAACTTCGCTTCATCTTTGAACTTCGTTCCTGTTTTCATGTACAACCTTGACGGTGGAGCAAGTACAAACTTCATCGAACATGGACAAAGGATGAACGCTCTTGTTGATAATACAAACAGACCTGATGCGAACTTCTTATCATGGATTTCTGCAACTGCCAAAGATAATGGTGTATTCAAGAGTGCAAATACTTCTGACCATAAATCGTTGCAGAACATGCGTGCATCTCGACCGATGAACATCAAGAGTCAAATATCATTCGGTACTAATGTTGCTGACTCTCTAAATACCACTGTGTTGGCATTAGGAAATATGATAGTGGCAAACATCGATGTCACAGTTAGTGCATCTTTAAGCGCATATGATAATGTTGTCACTAATCTGCCAAAGAACGCCACATCGGATTCACACTTTATCTTCAGAAAGATAGACAGCAATGACACTTCCGACTTATACATCAGCAATCTAGGAGCGTTACGTGTTGGTGGCAACAATACATTGGGTACAGGACGATGGTTCGGAACTGTAATCTATTCAATAGATGGCGGACGAACTCAAAGCTCTAATCCAGAGTAATACATTAAGCCACCTATTTAGGTGGCTTTTTGATGCCCTTCATTCCGCTTGTAACGCGTGTTTAACGTGAGAGATGAGTGTATAGTTGGGTTGGGCGGTTGGGCTTAATGTCGCACAATAATTTGACAGTGTGTGAAAATAGTGTGAAATAATGTTGTATTTTGTGCAGTTTTTTCACAGTTTTCCACAGGATAGGTGTTGTTGAATTTGACTTTTTGTAAATGTATTGTGAAATATTATTTTATACCCCATTAGACGATTGATTTGTCAAGTATTATGACATGGGGAAGAGCATCTGTCAAGCGGGGGCTACATAT